TTAAATTTTTGCTAAAAAGTAGAAAAAAAAAAACGTAAAAGTAGCAACTTCTAGCAAAAAAGTAGCATTTTTTTTTTGAAAAAAAATACGAAAAAAAAAGTAGCAAAAAAGTAGCAAAGTTGAATTATAAGGAAACCTAAAGAAAAAAAATATTTACTTATTAAAAGTATAGTAAAATGCCTTCATATTTTTGTGCTTGTTGTAATTACACCACTGATAGGAAAAATAACTATACAAAACACAATTCTACAAAGAAACATATCACAAACTTTTCAAAAAGTCAACAAAATGAGAAAAATGGTAAAAATCCTCAAATTTCCTCACTTTCAAAAAATGACTTTCCTCACTTTTCCTCACTTCCAAAAAACGCATCCTCACTTTATCCTCACTTGCAAAAAACAGCATCCTCATTTTTTCCTCACTTTGATGCGAAACAAGCAGATCAAGTAGTTATTTTAGAAGATAACAAAGTACACTCTGAAAATGTTATTAAAAATATAAATAATAAAAATACACCTACATTCTCAACACTTGCTATTTCTAGCAATATAACTCAAAAAGGTAAGTTTCGTAAAGAATTTAAATGTAGCAATTGTTGTTACTCGACGTATAGATCTGATAACTTTAAAAGGCATAAGAATTCATGTAAAAGAAAACCTGTTATGGAAGTAAGTATTGTTGAAACAAATACAGATACAAATAAATTGCTACAAGCTAGAATTGAGCACCTTGAAACACAAAGAAGAACAGAACAAGAACATTATCGTAGTATTTTAGCAGAAAAGGAAAGATACATTGACTCACTTAAAGAACATAATAAACATATCAGTCAGACACATTTTAACATTATTCAAAACAATATTATTACTATGAATCCTATTAAATTTTTAAATACATATTGCACAAATAATCCATCTTTAAAAGATGTAGTTGCTTCAATAAATGAAGGCACAGTTGATAAAGAATGTTTACATATGCTAGATCAAGCAATTGAAACAGAAAATTTTACTATGATTGGTGATCTTATGAATAAGATATTACGTGATAAGAATATGCAATTAATTAAACAAACGGGTAAATTACTTGGAACTTGTGAAAATGTTCTATTTGTAAATGATGGTTCTGGGCGAAGATATATTACAAAAGGAGAACCCGGATGGGATTATATGAGTGATGATTCTCCATTAGACCAAGCAACTCTACAAGTAATTAAAAAGGTAAATAATATGGCATCTAAAAATATTAAAGATCATCATATTACAAAGAAAGATAGAGAAGCAATTACAAAACAATTAAAAAGACGTAATGATTGGAACGCTCAAAAAGATAAGATTATAGGTAATATATTGGGTGAACCGTTAACAATAGAGTATGTTAGTCCTGAAAATAAAAAAGAAATAGAAATATTAATGATACAAGAATCCGAAATGATTGAAAAAGAAATATAATTAATCGAATTCTACAATTGTTTCTGTATTTAATTTTCTCACTTGTTTTGTTGCATTTTGTGAGAGTTGCTTTCGTTTTGTTTTTTCAGTTTTATTTTTTTGAGGTGTCGCACCGTCTTTCTTCTTTGTCTGCGTCTTTTTTTTACGAATATTTGAATTCATATCTTTTTCAATGTCTGCTAAATTTTCTTCTATATATTGAATAACATTATTTTGAATTGCCCATTTAAAAAAATTTAATTGTCCAATTGTAGTTGTAATATTACCATCGGGTCCCCAATCTGTAATGCGATCCTTTCTACAAAATGGATCAAAACTTTTTTTAGAGTAGGATTTTAATTGCGCTTTATACCGAACATATACATTGAATTGTATTTTTTTTTGTTTTGGTGCTACTTTTTTTGAATCCTCACTTTCCTCACTACAAGCAGTTAATTTTTTTACTGTTTTGTGTTTTGTAAAAACAACATAACATATATTATTCTTTTTAGAATAGTTTGTTACAAACCAATCAATGATTCGTAAAGAAATTTTACTATTTCCATTAACAATCTCATTAAACTTTTCTAAATGTCCAGGTATTTCATAAAATTTATTTAATGAAATCATTAAAATATTGCCCTTTATTTTTTGATTTGATAATGATGTATTAGATGGTATTGTTGAACCCTTTGATTTAGCTTCCATAATAAAAAATATAAATAATTGTGATAATAAGTCTTTAACTTAGTGTTATTTATTTATAAAAATACTCCATAAGTTCTTTTGGGTCCCAACCCTTTTCTTTACAAATCATATATATTAATTGTGTATTTTGATAAGCAATTATTGCAGTTATATCGTCGGCTAACTCGGCAGGAATGGTAAACTGTTGTTTCGGCATTTTATACTGTTATTGCCGTAGAAGTAAGAATGTTTCCATCAATTTTTTGAATTTTACCTTCATCCGTTTTTTTACCAATAAATACAGGCGATTCAATATTATATGAGAAAACAAGTCCTTCCTCATTCACTAGATATTGAATTCCTTCAATCATTTCTAGATGAGTAGCAATGTAATTACCATCGGTATAATCAACTGATTTCTTTTTTCTACCACGCTTTCCCTTTTCAGGAGGTTCATAATTCGGATCATCTACACGACCATGAGGTAAATTATCTTTATGACTTTTACAAAATTCACAATCCTTTAAACGACTACGCGTACATTGCTTTCCATCGATCTTACGCCCCATGCAACGAATTGTATTATCTAGAATACGGCGATTGCGTTTTTTCATTCCTAATTTTAATGAGAGACCCTGAATTTGTTTATCATATTTCTCAAGAAAACTAGTATCATTTATTTTATATTGAGTTTTAATGGTACGAAGCATGGTTGCCATTTCATCCGTGATAATTTTAAATGCATTTTGCGACAACATAGGTTGAATTTTATTAACTTCAATATCTTTGTCGTAGGGCAATGGAGCAGCTTTAATTTCTTTCTGTGACATACCTACAATTTACAGACGGTGTATATACCATTATAGATAAATCTTAAATCAATTTTTTTACTTTTCACAAAAACTAAACTTAAAGATAACTTATTGTTGTGCACACTGAGGACCACTTCTTAGAGTTTCCATAAATGGATCATCTTCAGCATATAAAGGTTCGTCATATGTTGACTCTTGTTTTTTATTATCGTATTCAATTTTAATCGGCGTTACTATATCTATTTCAGCATTAAGTTGTGGGCGTTTCGGTGTGTATCTTTTTAATAATTTTCCAATGTATATTTTTCTTTCTTTATCAATCTGTGATGGGAAAACTACATTAAATTCAATTTTAATATCACCAGCAGTATTATTTTTATCTTGTAAACCTTCACCTATAATAGAATATGTGTCGTTAGGATGAATTACATCATTAATAGTGTAGCGTTTCGATATATTATTTGGTAATGTAATTTCTCTTGTAAAACCACATAATGCTTCTTCAAGTGAAATTGTTTCTGAACAATATAAATCACAACCGGAAATTTTAAATATTGAATGAGGTTTAATTTTTATAATAAATACAAAATCACCCTGCTTATCAACATTAGGATTATAGTCGGAATATCCATTCAATATAATCTTTTCATCAGAACGAGTTTTTCTAGTTAAATTTATTTTTAATTTTTTAGTTGATTTAACTTTAGCTGTTCCTACACATGTTTTACATTGATCTTCTTCTTTTATAATACTACCTTGTCCAGAACATTTATGACACATTTGTTGACTCTGCTGAACAAATCCCGGTGCAATTTGACTAATTTTTAATATTGTTCCTTTACCGTCGCAAATCGAACAATTATTCTTTACTTTACCACCAACACCATCACAATCATTACATTTAACGTATCGTGTTATTTCTATTATTTTACCGGTTTCTTTATATATTTCTTCTAATGAAACGTTTATATTAGCGACTCTAGAACTACCTACTTTTACTCTTTGTTGTTGTGGTCCTTGATTACCAAAAAAATTTTGAAACAAATCGGGCATTCCTGGCATTCCCCCCATTCCACTCATATTAAATGTTGGTCCGGTTTCTCCACCTGGACCAATTCCATCCATTCCAAATTGGTCATAAGATTGTCTCTTCTTTTCGTCTCCTAAAATTCCATACGCAGATGAAATGTCTTTAAATCTTTCTTCTGCTTTTGTTTGTTCTTCAATACTCTTTGTTTTTTGTTTATCAGGATGATATTTCATAGCAAGTTTTCTATATGCCTTTTTGATTTCAGCATCAGATGCGGATTGAGATACACCTAATGTATCATACAATTTAGTATCTTTCTTTCCAGGATGAAACATACTATATGTTTATCATTAATGTAATGTAGGTTTAATTCTTTTAGATTAAACACAAAAAATAAAATATAACATTTAAAAATATGGATTTGGATCATAATGATAATATGAGCATTTATCCATACGAAAACCATTTATTGCAGAGGGTGAAGCTAGTATCGATAATTGAGAAAAGAATCCAGGAATCTTTAATTTACGTTCTGAATCCTTACTCGTAACAAATCCACATTCGGATGTAATGTATTTATATTCTTTTTCACTTGGAGTTGGATTTTTTCCAAAATGTACTCTATTTTTATATTCACCCGTTGAACTACGTAATTTCTTTAGATCACCTGTTTTAATATCTCTACATTGAAAAGAAATACCACGTAAAATTCCATACTCTTCTAATGTATTTTTTGGATCTGTTCTATCTTCTGATACAACTGCTTCTATTCTATAAAATGCTGCGTTATCAGGGCATAAAACGGTATAAACTGTACCTTTTGTTTTTTGATTACCATATCTCTTATTAAATAATTTGTAATTAGGTGTGCTTCCTGGATGTTGATTACCGTCAATAAAAAATTGTATAGAATAAATAATATTTTTTTTTTCATCAACATCTAAAATTACACCGTTAAAAGGTTGATTTGTATTTATTAGATTGTTATTTTTATCTGTATCCTGCACACCAAGACTTCCTGTTAATTCACATTTTAATTTTGCATTACTTGTTTCTAAACATTTACGACCATTTCCACCAATAAAACGACGAATTCCTAGATTACCATCCATAGATTTCCATTTATTTTTGTTTTCACGTTGAACAAGAGATGGTGGTAAGTTTAGTTGTGTCTTTATTTCACGTTTTATTGGTTTTTCATCCATAATAAAACTGGACGTATATTGTTTATCAATTTTACATGTTGAATTTTTACCTTTTTCTCCTGTCTGTCCAGTTCTACCACGTGCTCCTTTCATTCCTATTGTTGATAATCTATAATAATAATAGGTTACGGTATATACAGCATTTGCTAGATTAAATCCCAACAAGAACAAATAAAGTCCATATATTTCTTTAAATAATGGATTAGGGAATCGTTCCTCAACAATAGGAGTAATATACATAAAAAAACTAAAAATAAGAACTGCAATAATTGTTCCAAACGTCATAACTACTTTCCAATTATAAATTGGAGGTTCTCGTAAACTTCTTATATTCGTTTTAATTGTGGATTTAGCTCTTTGACCAATTGCATTTGTTGTTCCACTAGCTTTACCTTTTAAGAATTGGAAAACTTCTGATTCTTGACCAGTTTGTTTTAAAAAATCTAATATATCATTCATAATTACTCTAGTTCTATAGTATTATGAGATAAAAAAGAGTAAAATTACAGACTATCAATCAATCCATAAAATAAATAAATTGTTATTCTATAAATTATATAAAATGTTAAATACAATACAAAAACGTTTTTTATTATTTTTAATTGGTTGTATTGGTGTTCGTACACTTATTGTTTATGTTGCAAAAACGGCACAACTTAAAACGCTACAATTGCTAGGATATATGGCATTATTACCTGCGTTAGGATTTTTCTACTTATTTTTAACCGGCAGTCGTAAAACAGGTGGAGAAATTTTTGGAAATAAAATATGGTGGAACGCATTAAGACCTATTCATGGAACATTATATACTTTATTTGCATATTTTGCGATTGTAAAAAATAAACAAGCGTGGAAGTTTTTGGCAACAGATGTATCGATTGGATTCGTTGTGTTTTTAGTTTATCATATTGTTAATAATAATATACCTAAATTATTCAACTTCTTGAATATGTAAAAAACTAGTATTACTGAATCTATCCATATATTCTAGTGTTGTATCATCAATGTTTTGGTAATTCATTGCAATAAATTGGCATCCTGTTTTAAAATAGGGTAGTGTTTGATAACTATATGTAAAAAATGAATCTTCGGGTGGAACTACTAGACATAAATTACGACTGTTTTCTTCTTTTAACTCTTCTTTATCTAAAATAATTGTGCGTGGATCGGCAAGTTCTGGATCACCACCTAGAGAATCAAACGATATTTGATTAAACGTATCTTTATCCCAAGAAGCATTAACTAACTCTTCCAGTTCCGTATTTTGATAACCACTAGAACAGAATAGTATAACTTTACCCATTAATTCAATTAAAGGTACGTTAGCCATATTTTTTTGTTGATTTGTATATTTAGAAGGCAATAAACGTGATTTTAAATACTTAACAATAATTTTTTTAACTTTATCTACACAATGATGGTTTCCACCTGTTTTTAAATTAATTGCGAGAAAGAGAGGATCGTTATAGTTTTGAACGTATCCTGATTGAAAGGCTATATTAGATATTTTACGTATAACATCCTCAAAATTGAGGCGATTAAGACTTAATTTCCAGTTGCCCTTTTCAAATCCATTACATACAATCGGATCTGCATTAATTGTTAAGTCACTATTGAAAACATCAATATAGAGACATCTTGCACCAATAGACATAACCTTTTCCATAATTTCAAGAGAACAATAGTCAAGTAATTGGTTCTTTCCTAGATAAGGACGATATGCAGTAGCAACATGTAAGTCTTTTAATTTTGTTGTAAACATTTTGTTTACGCGAATATATCTAGGATCAATTATCATTAAATCATCATATACTTCACTCATATTTTCAATTACTTTACTCACGCGATATGTATAAGATAGTGAATACACAAACAAAATAAGAGCAACAACTAATAATAAAAATATTCCAATACGTCCTCCAGAAATTAAAGTCATACTACCCGTAATTTTTGAAACTCCGTCTTTAAATGTATTTACAACTTTATCTTTTACCGAGTCGTTTGTGTTAGCTGCTTGTTCAGCTACATTATTAGCTGCTTGTTCAGTTACATTATTAGCTGCTTGTTCAGTTACATTATTAGCTGCTTGTTCAGTTACATTATTAGCTGCTTTTGAATTCATAGTTTTATTCGCATCCATTTTATTAATTCTTATATAGAATAATTATAGAAATTTATACTCTCTTTAAAATTTTAGATAGTGATATACAATTATACTTTTTAAAAAAAAATGCAGTTATGTTTTTTGTTAAAATGATTTAATATAAAATTTAAAAATTGATGGATTTAAAAATATTTTTCTTTGTTAGTTTTATTCCAATATGTCCAACGAAAAATCCGTAGAAATGTCAGACCCACTTTTTATCGAACCTGAAAACCGCTTCGTTCTTTTTCCAATTCACCCTAATATGGGTCAAGTTTTTGAACTTTATAAAAAAGCTCTTGCTAGTTTCTGGACTGTAGAGGAAGTTGACCTCTCTAAAGATATGAATGATTGGGAAAAATTAAGTGAAGGCGAACAACATTTTATTAAAAATGTATTAGCGTTCTTTGCAGGAAGTGATGGTATTGTGCTTGAAAATTTAGCACAACGTTTTATGAATGATATTCCTCATCCAGAAGTTAAATGCTTTTATGGATTTCAAATTGCAATGGAAAATATTCATAGTGAAATGTATTCACTTTTGATTGATACTTATATTCGTAATAATCAAGAAAAAGAAAAACTATTTGGCGCCATTGAAACGATTCCATCTGTAGGAAAGAAAGCAAAATGGGCACTTCGTTGGATTCAAGATGAAGAAAGCAGTTATGCCACACGTCTTGTTGCTTTTGCTGCAGTTGAAGGTATCTTCTTTTCAGGTAGTTTCTGTTCTATCTTTTGGTTAAAAAAGCGTGGATTGATGCCTGGATTAACTAGTTCTAATGAATTAATTAGTCGCGATGAAGCACTTCACACTGATTTTGCATGCTTAATGTATTCTCTTCTTGAAAACAAACTATCACAACATACGGTAGAAGAAATCATCAAGGATGCCGTTACAATCGAAAAAGAATTTATTACAGATAGTATCCCATGTCGTCTTATTGGTATGAATGCCGACCTTATGTGTCAATACATTGAATTTTGTGCTGATCGTATTCTTCTTCAACTAGGACATAATAAAGTATACAATTCAAAGAATCCATTTGCATTTATGGAAATGATTTCACTTGAAGGAAAAACTAATTTCTTTGAAAAACGTGTTATGGATTATTCAAAAGCAAATGTAGGCACAGCACAAGGAACACCTACTACATTAGATTTAACAATGGACGAAGATTTTTAAAATAAATATATTTTACATAAATATAATCTATACATTTTACAAAATATGAATTTTTTTTTACATTACGTCCATACGATTGAACCTTTGCAAAAAATATTGTCGTCTGGACCCTTTATTATACAACAACAACAACGTTATAAACATAAAAAATCATATCCAAAGAACTCACAAAGTATTCCAAAATCAATACGTGAGATGGTATGGTATGATTTTGTAAAACGACCCGAACCTATTGTATTTTGTCCTTGTTGTCAAACTAGAATTTTAACACCTTTTAATTTTGAAGCAGGGCATATACAAAGTAGAAAAAATGGAGGTAAGGATTCATCAGCAAATCTATTTCCTATTTGTAGAATTTGTAATATGAGTATGAGTTCTATGAATTGGCATGATTATATACAACAATATTACGGAGAAGAACGTTTTCAAAATGATTTAAAAGAGTTTGATAAACTAAAAAAGACATATATTGAAAATAAAAATTAACGAGATAAATCAAAAATCTTTCTACATGCAAGTGCAACATTTGACGGTTCTAAAATAGCCATAACAGGCACTTTAGATGGACATTGAAGGGTTGAGTTAATATTAACCATCATATCATCTTTGTCTTTAAAAGGAGGACAAGCAATCGTAGGATATTGAGTGTTTGACGCTACAACCCCACTAAGAGCATTACTTCTACCGGCAACAGTTATATATACAACACGACCTTTTCCAGAATTATATTTATCAAGAATTCCCATAACTTCTAGCGTATTTTTATGTGCCGATGAAACATGACTAAGAGTATAGATACCTTGTGCTTTTGCAAAGTTAATTAGCTTTTGAACGTGTGCATCATCTGTTGTAGATCCCGATAAAATAACAACTGTATCATGATTTATCCAGTGTTCATCCTCATAATAACGATCAACAACATCTTCTACTGTTGTATACCTTAAATCACACAGTTCAACGCCCCCCGTTATCATCGCAAAAAAGAAACGATATACGTTAATTGTTTTATCAATTTGTTCTTGTTCAACATGAAATTCAGTTTGAGAGTATGGATCACTTACAGTCTTTTTAATATAATCACGAATGACATCCTTATCATACTTTTGAGGTTCTTTACCTTCACGCATACATTCATCATATGTTTTACGGAACCAATAACGACTTGAATCACACGTATTAACTTCATCAATGACTAAAATATTACCCTCTTTATCTACACCAAATTCATATTTTGTATCAACAAGAATGAGACCACGTTCTGCCGCATACCTTTGACTGTATTCAAAAATACGCATTGCTTTTTCGCTTACTTCGTTCCATTGTGTCTGTGTCATATAACCTTGAGCAACAATTTCCTCTGCAGTAATAAGTTCATCTACTTCTCCCTTCGTGGTTGGCGTAATTACATTTCTTTCTAGTTTTTGATTCTTAACTAAACCATCCGGAAATTGAATTCCACAATAATTTCTCGTTCCATTCTTATAATGCGTCCATAAAGAAGTTTGTGTGCTTCCTGTAATATATCCGCGTATCACTACCTCAATTGGTAATACGCGACATTTTTTAACAACCATAACATTATCTTTCGCATAAATAAGATGATGATCAATGCCTAGTTCACGCTTAATTTTATCAAACCAAAATACAGATGATTCCGTTAAAATATGACCTTTACCAGGAACATCACAGATATGACGGTCAAATGAACTTAAACGGTCAGAGTGCGAAATAGCCAATAAATCATTACCTATATCATAAATATCACGAACTTTACCTTTATGCAATAATGGATAACGTTCAGGAAGACGTTTAACATCTTTAACCAGATCCCTTGTATAGTTTAATTCAACTAATTGTTTTACCGTTGATTCTAACAAATCCTGTTCATACACGTTGAGACGACTTTTAAGGGCATCGCGTGTATCACATCCATGAATAGGAACACGAATAGATTGAATACAGTCACCACGATCGAGTTCATCAGATACCCAATGCGTCATTACACCTGTTTCAGTAATGTTCCCCCTTTGATATTCTTCCCAAGCATCACGAATACAATTAGCGCCTACAAACGAGTTTGGAAGAGCAGGATGAAGATTAATCATACGTCCACCATATTTATGTACAAGCGTGTTTCCTAAAATACGCATCCATCCAGCTAATACAATTAAATCAGCATTATAAGCGTCCATAACTTGCAGTAATTCCAGGTCATATTTTTCACGATTTTTCTGATACGTGATTTCACGTTCTACAAATGTATCAGCCACTACATTTGTTTGAATATTAGCACTTTTAGCGCGCGTTAATCCGTAAGCATCTTTATTATTCGAAATTACACCGACAATTTCACCATGAACAGTATTATTGTTATGAACGTTATTAATTAAACGCTGTAAATTTGTACCATTACCAGAAATTAAAACAAGAATCCTCATTATTTTGAGTATGAGAGATACTAATTAGTAGAAAATATTGTTTAAATTATTATTTAAAAAAGTTTTTGAATAAGGTTACTGTTTAATAATCTTTCCAATTACTGTAGCATTGGGTAGTGTATTGCACAACCATTCTTTATATTCACTTCCAGTAATAATAAGCATTCCCCAACCACAATTGAATACGCGCATCATTGTTTCACGATCCACATTTCCTAATTCTTGAATTTGTTTAAATAATGCTGAAAATTCAAAATTATCAAATCGTTCGTGTAATCCATCTGGTAAAATACGAACAATATTATCATGAAATCCACCACCCGTTACATGACATAATCCATGAATAGGTATTTCAGCCTGCTGAAGTTGGGTAATTTCCTTTAAATAAGACCTATGTGGAACACATAATTTTGTTAAAAAATCATTCGTAATTTTATTATTACCAGATACTTTATGATCTTGAATAATTTTACGAATTAATGAATATCCATTTGTATGAGGCCCACTAGATGGAAGAGCATAAATTAGATCGCCTTCACATATGGTTCGTTCAGGGCATATCATATGTTCTCTATCTACAATACCTACAATATTACCTACTAAATCATATCTATCTTGTTGATATACATTTGGCATTTCAGCTGTTTCACCTCCTAATAATACACACCCCACTTGCTTACAAGCATATGAAATACCTTTTACAAATTCTATTACACTTTCTGAAGTCATTTGAGATGCCGCAATATAATCCATAAAAAATAAAGGTTTGGCACCTTGTACTAAAATATCATTTACGCAATGATTTACAATATCTTGTCCCAAATGATAATATCCTTTTACACCCATCACACTTTCAACTACAATACTTTTTGTACCTACTCCATCAATTGAAGATACTAAAATTGGATCTTTATAACCACTTGGTAAAGAAAAACATCCACCAAAACTACCAATTTCGTTTACAACTAAATCGTTATATGTTTCTTTTACAATTGGTCCTATTTGTGATACAATTGAATTTCCAAGTTCTATATCAACGCCTGCTTGTTTATATTGGTCTTTTGAATTTATAGTGGTTTTATTTTCATTATTTTCATAACAATCTAATAAGTCTGTTCGTGTGTGAAATATGTTTGGATTGTTTTGTATAATACGTTTAATAATTTGGTTTACACACGATTTTACAGGAGAAAAATTTGTATTGTCTTCATATACACATAATGTTCTCGAATTCATTGTTTCTACTTTATTTCCTTTTGTTTGAACGGAACCCATAATAATATTTTTGTTTTCATATCCATATAAATTTGAGAATGATAATTCACTTACGTTTCCTTTTCCTGGATAATCTTTTGGAACAATATATTGAGTTATTGATTTTTTTGGATTAAAAACAGAGGG